GCTGGCTATCGACCAGCGAAACCGTCAACTGGTGATATCGATCCGTAAGGAAATGGCGGCTCAGGTGGTAAAGCCAACTAATGAGTTTGGCAGGGCCTTAAACGGCTTTTATGGCCGGACCAGGAAGGAGTGATCACGTGCCTGACATTTTTTATCCACACGATTACCTGCCGATGCCATTGCAGGATGGTTATGGCTTCAAGCCTGTCAGCCCGCTGCAGCGCACCGAAACGACATCAGGCCGGGCCCGACAGCGCCGAAAGTATACATCAACACCAACTATCGCCACCGTTAACTGGATTTTTAAAAAGCATAATCAGGCCCAGCTGTTTGAGGCATGGTTCCGCGATGCACTTACGGATGGCGCCGCATGGTTTTTGATGAAGCTGCAAACACCGCTGGGCTGCCAGCAAGCTTATAAATGCCGGTTCACCGACATATATGAGGGACCGACGCTGGTTTCACCAAAATACTGGCGCTACAGCGCGCAACTGGAACTATGGGAGCGACCGCTGCTGCCACCAGGGTGGGGCAATTTCCCGGAACTGGTGGCCGGCAGCGATATTATCGATCTGGCGTTAAACAGGGAGTGGCCTGAAGCATGACCAGTCCAGTTCTGAACAGGCTTTATGCCAGCGGTGGTGACGAGGTCATCATCGACACACTGCAGATCATCGTTGGCGGCCAAGATTACTGGCTTAACCGCGGCTGGGATGACATTACCGTCACGCTGGAGAATGGTGCTCAGGCAACATTCCTTGGGTCTGCCATCGATGTGGCGCTGCCGGCGCGAAATTCTGACGGCACCCAGGATCTGAAATTCGCCATCAGCAATATCGACGGCGTGGTTTCAACGGCGATCCGCAACGCGCTTGACAGCCTCAGCGATGCATCCCTGACATTCCGCCGGTATATCTCGACTGACCTTTCCGGGCCTGCGTCTCCGCCATTTAGCATGGCAATTAAAGAAGGGTACTGGACGGCAACACAGGTGCTGATCACTGCCGGTTACATGAACATTCTCGACACTGCATGGCCGCGCTATCGCTACACACTTCCTGTCTTCCCGGGACTTCGTTATTTAACTTGATGCTGGACCCTCTCAGAGTTCAATATTTCTCCTCACTTTACGCGAAGGAGGATTTATGCTCGGCTCTCTCAGGGAAATTGTCTTCTCCGTTGCAAAGCATGAGATTGGACACTGGCTCGCATGGCATTGCTATGGCGGAGCTTCATCTGGCATCGAAGTCAAAATTTTATCGATTAGTGGGCGACACACAGGTGCTTTTATCCCGGACATGGAGTGGGAAATATCTGCGCTGGAAGACGCTTGTAAATATCTAAAAGCCAGACTGCTATGCCTGCACGCTGGTATTTATGCGGAATCTTTTCTCGGTGATATTTACGACGCAGAACGCATAGGTCGTGAGTTTAACCACCTCGGCGCTGCAGCATCTGATTTTCACCGGAGTATTGAGCTGGCCTGGGCTTACTGCAACCTCACAGGCCGCTCAGATCAATACAGCGCGGTTTGCAGTGAAATAGACCAGGAGGCGACCAAGCTGGTTGCGGACAATTTTGAATTTATTAAGCACGCAGCGAAAGCGATCTCAGACATGGCGGTTTACGAAGGTCAGATTATTAAACTCCCTGATTATGAACTGCAATCCATGTATGAAAAATTTAAACGTCAGAGGTGATGAATGGAAAAAGTAACGCTGTCCGTAAAATTTGATACCACATCATTAGATGAGGCAATCGAGAAGGTCAGGATCTTAAAAAAAGAACTAAGGGAGCTTGGCTTGCCTTACTTCACCGGCAATCCTCTGGCTGGATACCAGCCACAACAAGTAGAAAAAGCCACCAACCAGTAAGCCGCCTCGAGCGGCTTTTTTTATGAGGCGACCATGTTCAATCCTGATAAATACCGTTCTGTCGAGTGGCAGAAGGGCGGACGCGATTACCCCGCGCTGGACTGTTTTGGCATCGTCAACGAAATCAGGCGCGATCTTGGCCTGGCTCCATGGCCTGATTTTGCTGGGGTCACGAAGGATGATAACGGCCTCGACCGGGAGGCGCGCGGGCTGATGGCTGGCCTGACGCGATGTGAGCCTGCCCCGGGCGCGGGTATCGCCTGTTATTCCGGTTCTGTGGTGACACACGTTGCCATAGTTGTCGACATTGACGGCCAGCTGCACGCTGCGGAGTGCAACCCCCGCACTAACGTAACCTTCCTGCCGCTGGCGCGGTTTGAGCGCCGCTTTGTCCGCGTGGAGTATTACCAGTGACGATCCGAATCTATCCCTCCCGGTTGCCGGGCGAACCGCTGGAAACGCACGAACACGAAACGATGACCCTCAGCGCCTGGTTTGCGTGTAACGTGAAGGACTGGGCACCGGATCAGCAGCACCCGGTCGCTGTTGAAATCGACTGTGTCCCGGTCCCGCCGGCAGAGTGGCCACTGTGCGTTATCAAGCGAGAAACAGACGTCAGGATGTTTCCGGTGCCATACGGTACCGGTGCGGAAATCGCGCTGTGGGTTGCCGTCAGCGTAGCTGTCGCCTCTGCTGCGTACAGCATCTACATGATGAGCACAATGTCTCAGGCTGGCGGCGGCGGTGCCCAGGCGGCCAGCGGCGACCAGATTGACCTCAACCCGGCCAAAGCCAACGCGGCGAAACTTGGTGACCCAATCCGGGAAATCTTCGGTAAATACCGCGTCTGGCCTGATTACGTCGTGCAGCCGGTGAGCCGTTTCGTCAACGAGACCAGCATGGAAACCAGCATGTTCCTGTGCGTGGGTGTCGGCGACATGGTGATTAACAAGTCCGATATCCGGATCGGTAATACGCCAATTTCCGCGTTCGGCACCGATGTCCGTTACACCCTCTATCCGCCTGGGGCCACTGTATCCGGCGACACGCGTACCGAAAACTGGTTCAATTCACCCGAGGTCGGAAATACCGGCTCCGGTACCGCCGGGCTGGACCTGGGATCAAGCGGCCCGGAGACGGTCAGTATTATCGCGGATGCACTGGTCGTGTCCGGGAACTCCATTACGCTGGTTGACGTATCGTCGTCTGGCGATGAAGAGATCCCGCCGTCGTGGACCGTCGGAACGGTGATCACCGTGCTGGCGCCAAACTCTTACACGGTCGTGTCCTCTGGCGGTTACAGCGTGATTTATGGCGGGGTGGAGGAACTGGCCCCCTCGGTAGGGCTGCCGGTATCCCTGAACTATAACGGCAACGACTATGACCTGGTGATCGCCAGCTATGCCCCGGGCGTGCCGGCGGTGCCCGGGGTGGGCGGCAGCGCCGCCAGCATCACTGCCAGCGCCGCGCCGACGACTTACGATTTCAGCGCAACGCCTGTGACGTTCAGCATCAGCTGGCAGGGCGCTACCTATCCGGTATCGCTGGTCACCAACTACGTGACCATGTCGGGCCTGATTTCCTCGATCACCGCCCAGCTCTCTGGTTCCGGCCTGGTCGCGCGTGATAACAGCGGGCGGCTTGAAATCGGCGAGGCCAGCAGCCCTTATGCTGGCGGGTCCATTACGAACAGCCCGTTGCCCGTTGCTGTGTTCGGTGATGCGCCGGTTAATACGGCAGGTGTGAAATCTACGGGCGGCACGGCGGAAGTGAGGGCGCACATTACCCTGGCCTACAACAGCGCCACTGGCACGCCATTCACCGGGCTGCCGGAAGGCATTCAGCGCTTCTCTCTGGGACTGGCCGGAAATCAGTTCCGCATAACGGCTATCGACAGCCAGACGGTCACGGTTGAGCGGACAACGGTCACCACTGGCGCGGCAGGTGAGACTATTACGACGCCTGACCCATCCTGGCCTGGATTCACCGAGCGCACGCTACTGGATGCCACCGTGACAGGTGTCAGCGACGACTATGAGTGGGTCGGCCCGTTTCTGGCGTGCCCGGATGGCGAAACACTGGATGCCTTCGAGGTGAATATCAACTTCCAGAGCGGCCTGGTGCGTTACACCGACAAAGGAAACAAGCGGTCCATGCCGGTACGCCTGGTGATCCAGTATCGTAAGGTGGGAACCACCACCTGGGCGCAGCAGTCTCCGTTCTATTCACGAAGCACCGAAAACCAGATCGGTTTCACGCACCGCTACAACGTATCTCCCGGGCAGTATGAGATCCGCATGCGACGCACCGAACCGGTCAAGGGCGGCAGCACACGTGACCAGGTGTTCTGGCAGGCGCTGCGCTCACGGCTGAGCAAACGTCCCGTGAAGTACGAGGGCGTCACCACCATGGCGCTGACTGTGCGCACCGGGAACCGCCTGGCGGCCATGTCCGATCGCCGGATAAGCGTCACGCCAACCCGGCTTTACAGCGGCGGCAGAGCGGCACGGAGCATCAGCGGCGCGCTGTACCACGTACTGGAGTCGCTGGGGTTCACCGCCAGCCAGATTGACACGGCGGCAATTAACGCGCTGGAGCAAACTTACTGGACCCCCCGCGGCGAAAAGTTTGACTGGGCCAGCGGTGAGAGTAAATCAGCGCTCGAGGTGCTGCAGAAAATCACCAACGCCGGGATGGGATACTTCCTGTTGTCGGATGGGCTGGCCTCTGCCGGCAGGGAAGGGATTAAGCCCTGGGTCGGCATGATCACCCCGCAGGAAACCACCGAGGAACTGCAGACCGCGTTTAAGGCGCCGTCGCAGGACGATTACGACGGCGTGGACGTGACCTATATCAACGGCACCACCTGGGCAGAGGAAACCGTGCAGTGTCGCCAGTCTGGTAACCCCACCCCGTTGAAAATTGAGAGCTACACGCTGGACGGCGTTCTTGATGAGGACCGAGCTTATCGCATCGGCATGCGCCGGTTATTGGGCTACCAGCTGCAGCGACTACAGCACACCACCTCAACCGAGATGGATGCGCTCTGCTACGAGTTCATGGATCGTATTGTAATGGCTGACGATATCCCCGGTGGACAGACACTGAGTTGCCTGATTACCGATATGACGTATGACAGCAGCAAAATCACTATGGTCCTCAGCGAACCGCCAGACTGGTCGTTCCAGAACCCGCGCGTGATTATCCGCCACCAGGACGGTCGTGCCTCGGCAATGGTCGTGCCGACACGCATTGACGATTACACCCTCTCGGTGCCTTACAGCGCAGCGCTGGAGCCGGAATTGTGGGCGATGAACGATGCGTACATCGAGCCGCCGCGCCTGCTGTTTTGTTCGTCTGTTCGTGTCCCGTATGACGCTCTGGTGGGGGAGATATCTCCCGGCAATGACGGGATTAGCCAGTT